CCTCCGCAAGACCACCGACAAAACGTCTATTATGTCGGTAGACAAAGGGTATTCCCCATCTGCCTGAACAAGTGCCAAGCTGCGCTGTTTAATAGTCCATTGATTAAGCCCGCGATTAGCCCACTCTGCAAGCATCAAGTTTAGAGACCGTTTGGCCGTTCGAAGGTCATAGCCCGTTCGAACCTCTAAGCCGCAACGCTCAAAAGCTTCTTCAATGTACTCAGCTACATCTAGCTCAAAGTCTTTGCTATCGGATAAGGCCATCTATCACTTCTTTTTCTTTGCGACGGGTCCGCCGTATTTCTTTTTTACTACGGCTTTCTTTTTAGGAAATCCTGCCTTCATATTGGCATAAGCTTTTGGAGAAACGGTAGAATCGGCCTTTGAGCGAGAAGTGTTGCTCTTTTTTCGCGCGTTCATGTGGTCGTATAAACCCATAACAAACTCCTTGTTTAGGCGTGAAACGCCGTAAGCATTTTGCAGGTAGCCGTGTCGTAGTACACAGAAAGCGCCGTCTTAAATAGGACCCCCTCCTCTGGTATGTAAACGTCGTCAGAAGCGTTATTAACGCCGCTGGTCCTTGCCACAAAGACAATGCTACCCGTACTAGGTAACCCGTCAAGGAACTCTATCCTTCCCGACGTTGCCGTGGAAAAAGCGCTAAAAGCCTTTAGCCTAGATCGACCAGCAAAGAAAACTGCAACCCCCGCCGCGGACATACCGACAGAAACGTTTGCCGCATATTGTGCGCTGCAAGTAGCCGACACGATAGTAGAGAAATACTTCGTCCCAGTTACGGTGCTGGCAGACCCGAGAGAAATGATAACTTCAGTTTGAGTGTCACCGAAATTGTCCGTTCCTACAATAGTAACGGTCTTGCCTGCATCGCTAGAACCCGTAGTCGTGACGGTTATGATGCGGGAATGCCCCGCATCAAACGAAGTGTTTGCAAGAGTAAACGCGCCCGTGGGTCTCGCCGCCGCCGCAATAAATGTGGTGGAAGCCGCCTGCGTATCTTCGATAGTGGTTGCGGTTATGTCAGAGCCTGCCATATCGAAACCCTCCTATGTTAAGGGATTAAGCAACGAGGTTATTGTTCTGCTGGTACAACACAGTTGCGCGGATTTCGCCGTTACTGGTTGCTCCGGTAGAAGTCCAAGTTAACCGCAAGTCCGAAGCGCCTGTGTCGGCCCAGATTAATGCGCCGCCAGCTTCAGTTGTAGGGTACTTACGACCCACGCCGGAGGCTACTGTAATCGAAAAAGCATTCAAGTAAGTTGCGTTTCCGCCAGCTACGTCACCAATGCTAAAGACGCAAGTCGCACCTACCATAGCGCCAACAGCGTCAAGGACGATATCAACGATCTGGGAGTTTGCCGGGATAACAACAGAAGTTGAGTTTGCGGCAGAAGCGCCGCCGTCTAAGGCAACACCTGTTGAAAAGGTCTGCGCCATAACAACTTGGCCCACGTTGGCAACATTAGTGCCTACAGTAGTGCCTGTTGTATCTTTGATTGTGCCTGCCCGAATCGGGCCAGAAAAAGTTGTAGTACCCATAATAATCTCCTGTCTGGGTTAGTCAGCCACAGAATGCGGCTGTCAGGGAATATGAGTACAATACAACATGTGCAAACAAAAAGAAAGAGGCGATCCAAAGACCGCCTCCCCCTTAACACAGAAAGTAAACTTCCGTATTTATGCTGCGCCGGGAGTACCGAACACAGAACGCCAGTCAGATACGCCAAAGCTGTAGCGCTCACGGGCTTTAAATCGCATGTTACCAGTGTCAAAATCGCCTTCCATAGCGGTCTTGATTGGTGAACGATTAAAGAGCTTAAAGCCGTTAGGTGCGTCAGTTTTGATGAAATAGGCATCACTATCTGTAAGGAAGTGATTAACTGCGGCCCCTTCAGGCAACATACCCATGTTCTTCATCGCATTTGCGTCGTTGTCCGCTGTGCCGGGGCGGAGATTGGAGTTAAGAACCCGCTCTGCAATAAATTGCAGTTCTTTAGGGATAATCAACTTCATGCCACGAACAGCGATCTTTAGACCACGCTCGTCAGTCAAACCTGCAACGTCGATCAGCATTTGCTCAAGAGAAGTCTCGTTGAGGTCGGCTGCGACGGCTAGAAGGTTTGTCTGGTTGCCAGACAACGAGGGGTGAGCCGCGGAGCACAAGGCTGCGCCGTCACCAATTGCACTAACACCAGCGGTGAACGCGTTGTTCAGAATCGCTGCGGCTTTGATCTGCTTTGTCTGCGCCATAGAGCGAGCCAGAGCTTTGGTGTAACGAGACGCCAAACGATCGTACAAGTTGTCTTCGATAGCTTCCTCTGTGATAGAGAACGCCAGTGCGATAGTTTCGTGAGTATAACGTGCTGTGTAAGTTTCTTGAGCATCGTCAAAAGTGATGGCAGAACCTTCACTTTTCACAGGAGCCGTTGAGAAACCTCCGAGCATAACTTCCTCCTCAAAAGCTCTGTCAGAACTTTCTTCGTCAAAGATGTCAGCATGCTCGTTTTCGTAGCGGTCGTACTCTAAGCCAAACAAGGCGTTAAGGCCCGGTTCTAGCTCTTTTGCTAGTTGTGCGCGAGAAATAGCCATTTTATATTACCCTTCCTTATACGCCAGTTGTAGAAACAGTGCCCGCCGCAATGGAGCCAGTAGGCGCATTGAAGTGGTTGTTTATACGAACGATTAATGGGATACCCGCTTCAGTGAAATCGGAATTACCCGCATCGTCTTGAATGCCCATAATCCGCAGTGCCAAAGTGTTGGTAGTGTTTACCGTGTTCAAATCTGCGGTTGCAGATGAAAGCCCGGTTGCAGTTGAGCCAGAGTTACCTGTTGCAAACGCAATGTTTGCAAACACGCTGGTGCGTACTTCCGCTTCAGTGTCCTGACCACCTACAACATTAGATGTAGCAATCTGGAACAATTGATTTGGATCATCATACACAAAAGCTTTGACCGGGTGCGCTGTATTTGCCCCGGAACCCGGCCAGTAGTTGGACCAAGTGGGTTTACCTGTTGTAGATGAAACGTACTCACATCCGCCAAAAACGCCTACGATAGAAACGTTACCACCAGCCGCAGCTTGTAGATCGTCAATAACGCCCCCAGCAAGCGGGATAACCGCCATGCCGTGGAAAATAGGGTTAGTGTTACCAACAGCAATCCGATATTCGGTCATGCCATTAGAAGATACACTGCTACCCTGACGGGAAATTGGTCGAAGGCCATAAGATGAATCTATATTAGCCATTTATCTTTCTCCTCAGTGGGAAGGTAGTCCTAATAATTTTACTTCCTTGGACCACCAAAAGTTACACGAGATTGACGATCAGCTTTACTAATCGTCATGGTTGAGTGTGCGTTCTCCCGCATCATGTCAGAATCCACAGCCTCTAATTGATCCGCACTTCTTCGTGCAAAATAATCAGTCCGCTCTTTTATGGTTTCTTCCGGAATGCGAGCAAGCATTAAGCCACCTACCCCAAAAACACCTTCGTATTTACCTGATTCGACTACCGGGCTCTCAAAGTCGGGGTATTCGTCCTGACGGACAAGCTCCCAACCCTCGCGCATTTTAGCGCTAATGTTTTTCCGATCATCATATCCGCGCGTCTCAGCGCGAATCCAACGATGTTTAAAACCATCCGGTGCAGGCGGTGCATCTAACATAGACGGGGGAGCCCACGGCTTACGCTGCGCCGTTTTTTCCCTAGTTTGGTTTGCGCGAGAAGTGCGCTTGATAGGCCCATTTACATCTGTATCTTCGCTCATCAATCTTACTCCTTAACGTATTTCGCGTATGCTTCTAGCGGCACACCCAATTTTTTCGCGATTGCGACTTGGCTAGGGGTGAGTCTAACCTTTTTCCCACTGCGCCCAGAACTGTTTCTTGAAACACCAGCAACCGTCTGGACGGCACGTTTGCTAGCTGCTCGCGGCGAACCCCCGAATGTGTCGGAAATACGTCGATCTAGTTCATTATAGTAGTCATTGCTCGTCGGGTCAAACCCTTCGTCTTCAACAAGCCTTTTGTGTATTCCAAAAGCAGCAAAAGTTTTAGCATCGTCTTGCCCAAACCACTCGTTTTTTTCCGCCCAATCTTGAGCTTTAGGGTCGGGGCGACGTACTTGCTGCTGCTGCTGCTGTTGAGGGGCCTGCTGTTGCTGGACATACTGAGCCTGCTGCTGAGTCTGACGCTCTTGAGCTACCTTAGCTTGAGCGGCACGGTCATTCTCCGTAGACAGAGAAATCATTCGCTTATTCGCGTCAACCGCGGCCTGAGTGTCGCCCATCTCCATCGCACGGGCAAGCTCTTTTTCAGCCTGCTCCATCTGGTTTTGAACACGGGTGCTGTACTCTTGGACGTAACTGTTGTCTAGTTGTTGAAAGCGCTGCTTCAATCCGTTAGATTCTTCTTGAACCTTTTTGGCGTAGTTTACAGCCTCGTTTTCGCGGCGCTCTGCCTCGCGCATCTTTTTAGTTAGACGGTCGATACGCTTCTGAGTTGAGCTATCCGCTCGTTGAAACTGATCGTCGGAAGAAGCCTCAACTTCAGATTCTTCTACCTCTACTTCTACTTCAGTATCCGCGTCGGACGCAAGGTCCAGTTCAATTTGGTCATCAGCCATTTTTCTCTCCTAGTAATGTAATACGTCTGAGGGTTCAGATATTCGAGCCAGTATCTCGTCGTCGTTCAAAATACTCACGTTGCCGCCGTCAATGGCAAACCGAGAACCCGCATAACGAGCGAACATGACCCAATCACCTTGTTTACACCAAGGCCCGTTTGGAAACTTGTCAGTATCCTTGTAGGCAAGCTCGCCTACTTTTAAAACGTACCCGACTTGCGTCGAAACCTCTTGCGCGCTTTGCGCAGCTTCCGGTAAGTACACTCCGCCCTCCGTCTTCCCTTTCCCCCTGTATGGAAGAATCAAAAGACGCCACCCCGTGGGGTTAGGCATTTTTTCTAAAAGAGTTTCGCCGATGGAATCTGGGTCTAAAACCCGTTCCTTTGGTTCAGCATATGCCTCTGAGAGGCTCGCCACCGCTGCGGTAGCAGCGGTTAAATTAACCGCCGAGTTCTTAGTCATCAGATAGCTCCTGTTTAGCTAGCAGGCCCTTGAGTTCCTGTTCCACATGATTTAAGGCGTCTAAATTCCCTATAAGCTCACGATATTGCTCCATCGACTTAACGTTGTTGTACTGCATCATATCAACAATGTCTTGTCGCCGTTCTCTTATCATGCGGAAAACCGCTTCCGCAATGAATATCTCATCCATTCCTATAAACTCCCAGTTTATCTGATATGCAGACTACTGGGATTTTATAAAAAGGCAATAGTGATCTACAGCATTAGTTCAAAATGCGGTCCGTCAATGAACGGCCTGCGATTCTGTGAGCGCCGCTCGTCAATGTAGCTGTTCATAGCGTCTTCCATCGTGCCGCCGTGAAACTGAGCTATGTTTGAAATTGTC